AAAAATCCAATATTTTCAATAGTTTCAGCCGCCTTTGGCTTCAACCTGTGTATAATTATTTCGGGAGATTAAGCTCTTATTAACTGCTCCTGCCACGGTAACAACCAGAATCTCTTTCCCGCCCATTTACCCTTCGTATGACACAGATTCTCAATGAAAGTAACTGCCCTGTCTGCTTTCGCCTTATCATAATGGGATGTAGGAAGCATAAATCTTGTGGGCTGATAATTCTTAAGCTTCGGATAATCCTTAGGCCTTATTTCCCTTGCCATTAACTATCACCCCCAAGTAATGCCTCCATCTCATCCTCCGGTTCCTTTGCTTTGCTGTTACCAGCAATAATTCTGCTTCTCGAGGATGGTGTCAATCCAAACTCCGATGCAGCCTGCAACATCAGCTTCTGATTGGTATTTGCAATTCCAACCCAGGGTGTCTGCTGCTGATATCCTTTGTCAGTCTCAAAAGTAGATCCACCTGAGGTAATATGCTCCTGTGCTTCCTTCCATCTTGCATAAGACTGACAATATGCAGCAAACGCTGCCATATCCACCTCTGTAAGAACACCCATCTGATTCATCAGTTCAGCCAGACGTTCCCATTCCTTCTTTGCTTCCGGCATTAACCAGTCAGGACAAGCAGGTATTCCCTTTGCCGGAACCGGTTCTTTGCTATTCAGTTTTCTTTTACCCGGATTGCCTTCCAATTTCTTTACTGCCGTAGGCTTTGGCTTTCTTCCAGCCATCGGAATCCCTCCTTCCTCTTTTTTTTGCATAATAAAAGGATCATACATTTCTGCACGATCCCTATTACTAATTTTATGTAATTACATCCAGCTTTTTGTTTCTTTACTCCATGTATGCTCAAAGGAATTATCGTTATGAATTGAATCCACGATGGGCAGCAATAATTCTTTTAGTAGTTGCATAGTTTCTTCAAATTCTACTTTCACCAGTGCTTTCTTCTTTTTGATAAAGGCTCTCCATCTTCTCTGCCTTGTCTCATCCTTGGTAAAATCATCATCAAAAGCTGCAATATCATCAAAACCGGTCCCTCGATGGGTAAAGGTCTCTACAATCGCATTCTTTAATTCCACACCATTAAGATAATATCTGTCAGCCA